CCTTTGATCACTTTGGTTCTATCTCTAACGATGAGATACTAGGTAGAGTAAGATACATGGCTAAAGGTTTAGGATGTAAGTGGGTATTCCTTGATCACTTATCTATCTTAGTATCAGGTCAAGAAGACAATGGAGATGAGCGTAAGTCTATTGATATTCTTATGACTAAGCTACGTTCTCTTGTTGAAGAGACAGGCATAGGCTTATTACTTGTCAGTCATCTACGTAGGCCATCAGGTGATAGAGGTCACGAAGATGGTAGAGAAGTATCTCTCTCACATCTTAGGGGGTCTGCATCTATTGCTCACCTATCTGATAGTGTGATAGCATTAGAGCGTAATCAACAGGCTGACGATGAGGTAGAAGCTAACACTACTGTCCTACGTATCTTAAAGAATAGATATACTGGTGACACTGGTGTAACTTGTCACTTGCATTATGATAAAGAAACTGGTAGAATGTCAGAAATTAACAACCCTTTTGAAGGAGATCAAGATGAGTAATAAAATTACAATAACTTCAAAGCAAATAACTTTTGCAATTAACTGGGCTGATCTTAGAAGAGAAGTTTATAATTGGGGTGCTAATTATGTATTTAAAACAGGAGAAAATTGTTTTTCTCGTGATTCTTACTATGAATATGGGGAATGGAAAAGGGAAGAATATCCTTGGCTACCTCAAGAATATTATATTGAGTGGATTAAACAAGGCACTGACAAATGGAACTCAGGTATGAGGAAAGTCCCTAATTTAGGTAGTATTTTAACAGAAGATCTTTATTTTGATTGTCCTAACTGTTTACAAAAGGCTAAAGGTGATAGATTAAAAATAGAGGGATGTGATGTTTGTGATGAGGAAGGAGAAATGTTAAAATATACAGATGATGGTAAAGGTAAAAGAAAAAATATATGGTATGATGAAAAGAATGATTCCGGAATAGTTTAGTTAGGATAGTACTATGGTAACAGCAATAGTTGATATCGAAACTGATAGCCTTAATGCAACTCAGATACATTGCATTGTAGCTTGTGACTATGCCACTGGTAAAGAAAAGGTATGGATACAAGATGAGTGTAAAGAGTTTGCATCTTGGTCTAAGATGATTGATAAGTTTATCATGCACAATGGTATAAGCTTTGATGCTCCTGTTCTTAATCGTTTAACAGGATCAAGTATTAAACCATCACAGATTAGAGATACTCTTATTGAATCACAGTTATATAATCCTATCAGAGATAAGGGACATTCACTCAAGGCTTGGGGTGAGAGGTTTAACTTTCCGAAGGGAGACTTCACAGAGTTTGATTACTATACACCTGAGATGCTTGAGTATTGTAAGCAAGACGTAAGGATTACCAGAAAGGTAGCCCAAGAGTTAGAGAAGGAAGGTTCTAAGTTCTCCTCTAAGTCTTATGAACTAGAAAGAAAAGTAAGAGTTATAGTAGATCAACAAGAAAGAAATGGTTTCTCTTTTAACTTACGTGATGCCATGAGCTTTCTTGCCACACTAGAAGAAGAGCAACAAGAATTGGAGGACAAAGCCCAAGAAATATTTGAACCTACTGAAGTAGTAATGAAGACCAAGACTAAGTACATACCATTCAATATTGGTTCTCGTAAACAGATAGCTGATAGATTGATGGAGAGAGGCTGGCAACCTACGCATCATACAGAGAAGGGTAATGTAATAGTGAGTGAAGAAATATTATCTAAGATTGACATGCCTGAAGCACAGATGTTTAGCAGATACTTTCTACTACAGAAACGTACTGGCCTACTGAAAGCTTGGATCAAGGCATGTCAAGAAGATAATAGAGTCAGAGGTAGAGTGATGACGCTACGAACCGTGACAGGCAGGATGGCACATAACTCTCCTAACATGGCTCAAGTGCCAGCAGTGTATTCTCCTTATGGCAAAGAATGTAGATCGTTATGGACAATCTCTAATCCAGATACACACACCTTGATTGGTACAGATGCATCTGGGTTAGAGCTACGATGTCTAGCGCACTACATGAATGATCCTAACTTCACTGAAGAAGTTGTTAATGGTGATGTACATACTGCTAACATGAAAGCTGCTGGACTTACTGATCGTGATCAAGCTAAGACTTTTATCTATGCTTTCCTCTATGGTGCTGGCCCTGCTAAGATAGGTAAGGTTGTTGGTGGCTCATCTAAAGCTGGACAGCAACTCATTACTAAGTTCTTATCTAACATGCCAAAGCTTAAGAAGCTCAGAGATGATGTTGCTAAGTGGTGTAAGGGTGGTACAATACCAGCACTTGATGGGAGACTCTTACATATTAGATCAGAACATGCTGCATTAAATACTTTACTACAGGGTGCAGGTGCTATCATATGTAAGCAATGGCTTGTACATATTACACAACGTATACGTAAGTCAGGTGTTGATGCTAAGTTAGTTGCATCTATACACGATGAGTATCAGTTTGAGGTAGCTAAGAAAGATGCTAAAAGGTTTGGTCAGATTACTAGAGATGCAATGATAGAGACACAACGTACACTCAAGGTTCGGTGTCCTCTTGATTGTGAATATAAAATTGGTAAGACATGGAGTGAGACACACTAATGGATAATCAATTAGAAATGTTCTCAGAAAATAAACTATTTGATGAAGATCAAGAGTTAAAGCTATGTGTGAGATGTGAAAAGAAACTTCCATTAAGTTGTTTCTCACATGTATCTAGAAGAAGAAAGGATGGTACTTCTAAACTACGTAATAAGTGTGATGAGTGTTGTTTAGCAGAAGAAAGACAAAGAATCGTACTTAGAAAAGTAATACCTAAACCTGATAAAGATTATAGCTGTCCTATATGTTTAAAAAAAGCTGATGACTTTTATTTAGTAGATGATTCTTTAACAAGAGGATTACATAAAGCATGGGCATTAGATCATAATCATTTAACTGGTGAATTTAGAGGATGGCTTTGTAATAAATGTAACTCAGCATTAGGGTGGTTTAAAGATGACCCTAAAATTATATCAAGAGCTTTAGATTATTTAAAGGAACATAATAATGGCACACAACAATAGACCATTCGATAGACAATCTTATAAAGAGAATGATGCCAGAGCTAAGAAAGCTATGGTAGGTTACTTAACTGCTAATAATTTTAATGATATTGTAGATAAAGAAGATTATTATTTTGATGTCTCAGCTAATAAAAAAGATAGAAAGTTTTTCTTTGAGGTTGAGATAAAAAATCAATGGAATACCTACTGGCCTGACACTTGGAAAGAGGTGCGTATTCCTGAACGTAAACAAAGATTAATAAATAGAAAGGAGAAAGACTACCCAGAACATGAATTATATTTTGTTATCTTCAATACAGATTGTAGCCAAGCTTGGTTCATTGAAGATAAAGATGTAGATGCTACAAGTGTAGGAAAGATACAAAATTCTAAACGACCTAAAGACTCACCACACTTGGCAGAACCTTTCTTTCATATTCCTGTAGACAAAGCTAAATTAATTCAAATTAGTTGTTGACCTATAGAATTATGTGTGGTATAATTACGTTACAAGTTAATTGAAACTCATGTCACAACAGCGTGACGATAAAATAGGAAATAGAAAAAGATGAATGATCCAATTTATATTACTGGTAAATGTCACTATGCTTCAATTACTGAGCCGAACACTAAGTTCGATCCAGTATGGTCAATACAGATTGAAGTAGATGATAACAATAGGTCTGTCATAGAAAGTGCTGGACTTGCAATCACCAATAAGGGTGATGATCGTGGAGATTTTGTAACTATTAAAAGAAAAGTAGCTAAGAAAGATGGCTCACCAAGACAAGGGCCATCTGTTAAAGATTCTCAAAACAATCCTTGGGATGGTAAGTTGATTGCTAATGGTAGTACAGTTAATGTTAAGGCTGTACCCTATGAGTGGAGCTATGCAGGTAAGTCAGGTATTTCTGCTGACCTAGCTGCTGTACAAGTAGTAGATTTTATAGAGTACTCTAATGGGGCTGATGACTTTGAAGTAGTTCCCGGTGGATATGTAGCTAATACTTCTACTCTAGACGATGATATTCCTTTCGCCTCTTAATGTAAACTAAGGGAGACTTGGGGAGTGAGAATTATTGGTTTGGTTTTCACTCCCTATTTTTTTATATATGAAAAAGATTGAAACATTAGTTGCTGATATCTATGATCTCTTTTCTCTTGAGCCTATTAAGATGGATGAGAAAGAAGTAGACAAGCACATAGATACATTCGGAGAGATGCTTAAGGTTCACATCAAAGCATTTCTATATGAGGAACCTAGAACAAGAGGTAACCTCAGACTATCTGGTATAGGTAAACCTGATAGACAATTATGGTATGACGTTAATAGTAAACATGATATTGAAGATATTACTTCTAGTACAAGAATTAAATTTCTATATGGTTATATCTTAGAAGAACTTCTTTTACTATGTGCTTCTGTTGCAGGACATAAGGTTACTGATCAACAGAAAGAAGTTAATGTTGAGGGTGTTAAAGGTCACCAAGATTCAATGATAGATGATGTCTTGGTTGATTGTAAGAGTGCATCAGGATTTAGCTTTAAGAAGTTTAAAGATAATACTTTATTAGAAGATGATCCATTTGGTTACATCGCACAGATTAGTGCCTATGCACAAGCTAATGGTGTAGATAAGGCAGCATTTCTTGTGATAGATAAATCAAGTGGTAAGTTATGTCTAACTCCTGTACATCAGATGGAGATGATCAATGCTAAAGAAAGAGTCAAGCATCTTAAGGGAGTGGTTGGGGATAGTCATGTACCTGATAGGTGCTACTCTCCAGTTGCTGATGGGCAGTCTGGCAATCTTAAGTTACCTATTGGTTGTGTGTATTGTAGCCACAAGAGAGAGTGTTGGTCAGATGCTAATCAAGGTAAAGGGTTACGTGCTTTTAAGTATGCCAGAGGTCTTAACTACTTGGTTAAGGTTGTTAAAGAACCTAATGTTGAAGAGATGACTAGCTGGTAATGCATTGGGAGTATGATAAGAAACCTGATCTAACTAAGTTTGGTTTTGTATATTGGATAACCAATATTAAAACAGAGAAAGCTTACATAGGTTGTAAACAATATTTTAATTATTCTAAAGGTAAAAAGAAACGTGAATCAAATTGGAAATCTTACATGGGATCTTCCAAACATTTAATAGAAGACATAAAGAAGTTAGGTAAAGATAACTTTAAGTTTAATATTATAGCTGAGTTTAAAAACAAACGAAGCTTACGATACTATGAGTGTTACTATCAAATGAAGTACAATGTTTTATGTGCTACCTTAGAAGGGTCTGATGAACCTGCCTTCTACAATAGTTATGTAGGTGGTAAGTTCTACAGGCCAGTTGAAGAGTATTTTGATAATGACTAATAGTCCTTACGAACTAAGCACTGATGTATCTATGGGATCTTTATATGAAATAACAGGTAAAGATTCTCATAGATCATTATACGTTGCTGTTATACTACAAGCGTTACTAGATCTAACTAAGCCTAAGATAGATAATGAAAAGACTTCTGTTCAAGTCTATAGAGATCAAGCACATGCTTGGATATTTAAAGAAGTAGGTGTTACGTGTGAAGACTTTGAAACAGTATGTACTTATGCAGGTGTTAAGCCTACTGCTGTTAGAAACTTTGCGTCTAATGTTATTAACTCAGGAGATATTTTAAATGTCAGAAGAAAATTTCAATCACTCCTCTGAAGCACTTAAGGTACAAGTAGGTGGTGATCACTACAAAGATTGTGGCATACAGCCTGTTGAATATATACATGCGAATAAGCTTGACTACTTCGAGGGTAATGTGATAAAATATATAACTCGACATCGTACCAAAGGTCAAGGTAAAAAAGATGTTGAGAAAGCTATACACTACGCACAACTAATCTTAGCATTAGAATATAAATAGAAAGGGAACATAAATGGAAAACGAAGTACACTATGGTATGACACTACCCATCTCAGAAGAGATAGACAATGTTAAGTATAGGCAAACAGGAGAAGACTTTTATAGTAAGGTTGTACGTATTGCAGAAGCCTTAAAGGATACACCTGATCACTTTGAGAACTTTAAGGATGCACTCAGGCATCTCAGGTTCTTACCTGCTGGCAGGGTACAGAATGCTATGGGAGCAGCAAGGCAGACTACTGCTTACAACTGTTTTGTCAGTGGTGCTATAGAAGATAGCATGGATTCTATTATGGGTAGAGCTACTGATGCTGCTGAGACAATGCGTAGAGGTGGTGGTATAGGCTATGACTTCAGTAGGCTACGTCCCAGAGGTGATCGTATCAAGTCTCTAGACTCTAGAGCATCTGGTGCAGTCAGCTTCATGCAGATCTTTGATGCTGTATGTCAGACCATAGCATCTAGTGGACATCGTAGAGGCGCACAGATGGGTGTCTTACGTGTTGATCATCCTGACATTGAACAGTTTATCACAGCTAAGAATGATGGTACTTCTCTTACTGGTTTTAATATCTCTGTTGGTATCACAGATGAGTTCATGAGATGTCTTGAAAAGAAAGAACCATTTCCTCTACAGTTTGAAGGTAGAGTACACGAAGAGGTAGACCCTGTAGCCCTATGGGATATGATCATGCGTAGCACATGGGATTGGGCAGAGCCGGGAGTGTTGTTCATAGATACTATTAACAAGATGAATAACCTATACTACTGTGAGAACATAGAAGCTACTAACCCATGTGGTGAACAACCTCTACCTCCTTATGGTGCTTGTCTTCTTGGTAGCTTTAATCTTACTAAGTATGTTGGAGCAGGTGCATTTGATTATGGTCTGTTTACTGGTGACATCCATCATGTAGTCAGAGCTATGGATAATGTTATTGATAGGACTATCTATCCTCTGGAAGAGCAGGAGAAAGAAGCTAAGAACAAACGTAGGATGGGACTAGGTGTTACTGGTCTGGCTAATGCAGGTGAGATGTGTGGTATGCCTTATGCTTCAGAAGAGTTCATGAAGTTTTCAACTAAAGTTCTTAAGACATTGCGAGATCATACCTATGGTGCAAGTGCTTTACTGGCTAAAGAGAAAGGTTCCTTCCCACTGTATGATAAAGATAAGTACATCGAAGGTAAGTTCTTTAAGACATTATCTAATTGGGTACAGGATCAGATCAAAGAGAATGGACTACGTAACTCTCACTTAACTTCCATAGCACCTACTGGTACGATTAGCTTGACTGCTGACAACGTAAGCTCTGGCATTGAACCACCATTTAGTTTGTTCTATGATAGAACCATACAAGAGTTTGATGGTCATCAGATACAACGTGTAGAAGACTACGCTTATAGACATGGCGTGAATGGTAGAACTGCCAATGAGATTAGTGCTGAAGAACATCTCTCAGTCCTTGCTTTAACATCTAAGTATATTGACAGTGCTGTCTCTAAGACCTGTAACGTAGGTGACAATGTAACTTACGAAGAGTTCAAAGAGTTATACTACAATGCTTGGAAGCAGGGATGCAAAGGCATCACCACCTTCAGGGCTAGTGGTAAACGCTATGGTATCCTCAATGAAGTTAAGGATGAGCCTAAAGCAGAAGCTTGTTACATAGATCCAACGACAGGTCAGAAAGAGTGTGACTAAAAAAAGCTTGCCAAGATATAAAAAGTGTAGTATAATAATGTATGGAATGCCATTGTGGGTTCCATACAATCTTGCTTATTAAGGAGAAACATTATGAACTATGTAGATAAACATCTATCGTCTAGAGTACAACTACAAGACTTCAGAGATTGGGTTATAGGATATGATAAAATATTTAATACAGTGTTAAATCAACCTAATAACTTAATAAATAATAAACCTAATTATCCCCCACATAATTTAATAGAGTACGAAGATGGTAAGTATACTATTACACTTGCTGTTGCTGGTATTTCTAAAGAAGACTTAGACGTTACTCTTGAGGAGCAGAACCTCACCATCTCTTATGATGGAAAAGAAACTGAGAGTAATGGTAAGATTCTATATCGTGGGATTGCTAACAGAAGTTTTAAAAAAATCTTTCACCTTGCTGATAACATAGAGGTGAATGATGCTAGTGTAAATAATGGGTTACTTACTATTGATCTAGAACAAAACATTCCTGATCATAAAAAACCTAGACAGATAGAACTTAAATAAAGGATATACTAATGGCTATTAGTAAAGAGAAAAAGGTGAACACAGTTTTTATAGGATATGATCCTAAAGAAAAGGTTGCAGCCCAGATGTTAAAATACTTAATAGAAGCTAACTCACCAAAGGATATTATAGTTAAGTTTCTACGCAAAGATATCTTGGAACATATGAATATGTTTAATAGACCTTTCGAGTGGGTTAACAATCAGATGATTGACTCCATAGATCAGAAACCTTTCTCAAGTGAGTTTACTTTTACTCGTTTTCTAGTACCTGCTTTGATGCAGTATGAAGGATGGGCTTTGTATTTAGATTGTGACATGTATCCTAGAACAGACATCAATGAATTGTTTGAAGAATACAACGATGAGTTCTATCCTTTGTACTGTGTTAAGCATGAGTATGAACCAACTGCTAAGTTTAAAATGGATGGTAGAGAACAGACTAGATACAATAGAAAGAACTGGTCTAGTCTTATGTTGTGGAACTGTGGTCATGAGTTAAACAAACAACTCACACCCTTTGCTGTCAACAATAAGACAGGTAACTATCTACATACATTTGGTTGGTTACCTAATAAGAACTCAGCTATGGGTACAATATCAGAAGAATGGAACTGGCTTGACAGTCATTCTGATCCTTCTATTGATCCTAAGTTAGTACACTTTACAACAGGTGGTCCTTGGTTTCCTAAGTGGGAATGCCAACGTGAAGTAGATGGTCTTATGGCTAGTGAGTGGAACAGTGACTATTCTTATTTAACATTACATGGAAAAATAGATGAGCTATAAAATTGTAACAGCCTTTGATGAAACATCACTACAGCATAGTACGTTTCATCTTCTAAATGAATTTAAAGATAACTGGGAGCCTAGCATAGAGTTTCATTGTTATTACTATAACCTTGACCTTGCTAACTATTCCTTACCTAAAGCTAAGAATATATTCTATCATAACCTAATGGAGATATCAGACTATCCAGACTTTCTCAAGACCTTTGCTCAACACAATGGTACTGAAGGGGGTAAGATACAGTACAATGATATCTTAAATCCACTGAAGTATATTCCTAAAGTAATTGCACTAACAGAGTGTGCCTTTGATAGTACTAATGGTTGGTTATTCTGGCTTGATCCTAGTTGTATGAACATCAAGAATGTATATCAAAAAGATATTGATACTATATTTCCTGAACACTCAGACAAACTGGACCTTGTAACCTTTACAGACATGACACAGATTGTAGGATTTAATCTTGACAGGGAAACACCAGTGCGTTTACTTGGTGATCTTAGAGGTGCCTTCATATCAGGTGAGTTTCTCAACTACCGTGAGTGGCATGATACATTTATCTTTGATAGACTTAAGCTTATCTATAATGCTCATGGTATGAATACATTAGAGGTTGATCCTAAGAAGTCTATTATAGGTGACATACTTGTCAACATGTATGATCGTGAGAACTTTGCCATGAGAGATAAGGATGGTAAACGTATCTTCAAACTGTCTGAGACAGAGACTACTCAAGACATATTACCTAGTAGATACAAGCAGTTAGCTGATCTAGTAAGGTATTATAAACCTAAGACTATACTTGAGACAGGTACTTGGAATGGTGGTAGAGCTATTGAGATGGCACTTGCTGCATTTCAGAAAACAGATGAAGTACACTACATAGGTTATGATCTCTTTGAGGATGCAACTACAGAGACAGATCACGAAGAGTTTAATGTAAAGCCTCACAATACTTTAGAAGCTGTACATAAAAGACTAGTAGAGTTCTCTGAGCATGTCAAAGAGAAAGAGAATAAAGAGTTTACCTTTCAATTAACCAAAGGTAATGTAAGAGAAACATTATTAAAGAAGGATATAAAAGATGTAGACTTTGCTTTGATTGGCAGTGGTAATAGTATTGAGACAGTCCAGACAGAGTACGAAATACTTAAGGATGTACCTGTAGTTATAGGTGATCATTACTTCACTAAGGAATCAGAAGAAGATGAGTCTATGCCTCCTGAAAAATATCATGGAGTGAAACATGTTTTTGATAGCGTCAAGACAAAGAAGGTTGATCAGAAAGAGACAACGAAAGATGGCTGGACAAGCTTTGATGAGAAGTCTACGACACGTAAGCATCTTCTCCCTTCCCAAGACAAAGTGGCTGGAGGTGGTCATACTCACCTTGTGGTTTTTCTTCACGGTACAACTGTAGAAGATATACCTAATCAGTTAAAGAGTGTACCTATTGTTGTACATCCTAGAGATTGTGTTCCTAAAGACTACATCAAGAACAACATCAAGTCTAACATGACACTAATTGATCCTAAGAAATGGGTGACTAAGCATATGGCACACCAACAGAAAGCTATACTTGTTTCTGCTGGCCCTTACTTAGACTATGGTGCATTGAAGATGTTCATTAAAGACAATCCAGATGCTAAGTTACTAACAGTTAAACATGCTTACCCTCACCTGATTGCCAATGACATCAAGCCTTGGGGTTGTATTATACTAGATCCTCGACCTATTACAGGAGTGTCTACTCACAACGTAGTACGTAAGGATCTCTTCAAGAACTTAGATCCTGATACTAATTTCTTTGTGGCTTCTATGACTGATCCTTCTGTAACTAACTTCTTCATAGCTAAAGAATGTAAGATATGGGGGTGGCACGCCTTCACTGATTCTCTTAGAGAAGAGAGTGAGCAAGGTACTCAGATACAGAATCAACAAGTCAAAGTACCTGATGATCTGGGCATACCTAAAGGTGCTACTATGATTACTGGTGGTACGTGTGCTGCTATGAGAGGCATAGGTATATTACATACAATGGGCTTTAGAAATATAGATCTCTTTGGTTTTGATTCTTGCAGAGATGAGCCTAGTAAAGAAGAACTTACTGAGACTACTGGTGATATAGAAGGTGGTGAAGTACCAAAGCCTAAGTATATTGAAGTAAGTGTCAATGAAAAGAAGTACTGGACTACTGGTGAGCTATTAGCTATGGCACAGGACTGTGAGAAAGTCTTTCAAGATGAAGGTCTTGAGGGTGTATTAAACTTTCATGGTAAAGATACAATGGTAGCTGACCTATGGGAGATACAACAGAAAAAGAAAACAAGACCAGAGTTTGAAGGATACTACGATGCTTGATATACAATATGATCCAGAATTAGATAGAGATAGACCATCAGCTAAGTATACAGAGTTACTTGACCAATACATTACAATGCATTCTTCAGCTAAAGGTATGTTTGATGGTAAGAGCTTAACAAAGTTTATCTATATTATTGATGGCTTTCTTAAGTCTAATAAATGTAAAAGCTTATTAGACTATGGAGCAGGTAAAGGTACTCTGTATACTGAAAACTATAAGAAACTAACCAACGTTATAGATAAACCACTAACAGAATATTGGGAGCTAGATAAAATTGATCGTTATGAACCTGCTCTTGCTGAGTATAACGTACTTAGTAGTGACGAGTATGATGCAGTAATATGTACTGACGTACTAGAACATGTGCCTGAGACTGATCTAGGATGGGTGGTAGATGAGATATTAGAGAGGTCTAACAAGATGGCCTTCTTTAATATAGCTTGCTACCCTGCAATGAAAACATTTGAAGATGGTACTAACGTACATGTCTCAGTCTTTGAACCTAATGTGTGGTTAAACTTTTTCTTAGATAAGATTAGAAACTATAAAAATTTATCTATCTATTTATTCTTTGATGTCATGAATGCTAATCATAAAGCAATCAGCCTTGAAGGATTTAAGATAGACAATAACCCAAGAGTGATTCAACTACGACAGGAGGAAAAAGATGATAGGAATACTTAGTTCACTACTACCAGTTGCAACCAGTATAATTGACAGGGTTGTACCTGATAAGAATGCTGCAAAGAAAGCTAAGTTAGATATGCAGAAAGAGTTGACAACTGCATTTAATAAAGCTAATCTTGCACAGATAGAAACAAATAAAATACAAGCTGCTCATCCTTCCATCTTCGTAAGTGGAGCTAGACCTGCTATCATGTGGATATGTGCCTTTGGTTTAGGGTGGCAATTTGTATTTCAACCTGTAGCTGTATGGGGTCTAGCACTTAGTGGTACTGGTGTTGCTCTTCCTATTATAGAGACAGAAGGTTTGATGTCATTAACATTGGCTCTCTTAGGACTAGGTGGTATGCGTAGCTTTGAGAAGTCTAAAGGTGTACAAAGGAATAATATGAAACGATGAGCAGAGTTTACAAAAGATTAAAAGTTTGTATGCATTATTGGGTTAAGTCTTCTTATGATGCATGGTTAAAAACAGGGAAACCAGATAGAGAATAATGTATAACGAACTTAAAAAATTATCACCTACTCATACATTAGATTGGTATATTAAATGGATAGCCTCTGTATTTTTAATTGCAGGGGTTATCTTAACAAGTAATAATATTTATCCTATTAACTTATTCTTTCATGCTGCTGGTATGTTTGGTTGGTTTATTGTGTCTATTCTTTGGAATGATAGAGCTTTACTTGTAATCAATGCAGTATCATTAGCTATATTAATTAATGGATTGGTAGCTCACTATGTTAAATGATAAACAAGAAAAGTTTGCACAGTCTTATGTGCTACATAACAATGCAACTGAAGCTGCAAAGGCAGCAGGTTATGCAGCATCATCAGCAGCTAATCAAGGTTATAGATTACTACAGATAGATGAGATTGTAGAAAGAATTAGTATACTAGAGAATGAATTAGAAACTAATGTTGATGTTATAGATGAATTAGAAAGTCAGTACACATATGCAAAAACAAATGGACACACTAATAGTGCTATCAAGGCACTTGAATTACTATCTAGAGTACGTGGTGCTAACTCTGATATTAATACTAACTTAGATTCTAACTCTCTTGAGTCTGCTATTGTAGGTTGTCTTAATGTACTAGGTGAAGATGAAGTAATGAAGCTATTATCTAAGTGTGACTTCGCTCATAACCTATTTTTAGAGGATGACGAAGAAAACGAGGAGCCAGAGAGCCTCATAGAGGATGACAACGAGGACTCTCTGGACCCTACCTACCCTGAAGAGGCAGAAACTTCTGTATGACGCTTAAAACAGCGTACAAAGCAAATCGTTATTTATAGGTAATAATTCTTACCTGTTCTAGGTTCATAGTTGTGATTACGGTAGTGAAAGGTATGTTTCCAGAATGATCGTAGTAAGTATCTCTCTTTAGCCAATAGTTTCTTAAAAATCTTAGTCACTTATAACTCCATATCCAAGGTCTAGGGTGAACGTCACTGTTCTCCATCGTATCTAGATGTAAGAACCTTCTCTCATGTGGCCCTCTCTGAGATACTCCTATCCCAGTGAAGCCGTATTGTGGTGCTAACTTTAACAATCTATATGCTGCCTTACCACTGACAACAACATCAACTGCTTTACCGTGTAGGTGAGGTGAGTTAGCAGCACCTCCTATTGTTGTATTATATCCTATGCTTCTGTAAGCTGAAGATATAACCATTGGCTCATTGAACTCATGTCTTAATGCTTCTAACTGTGCCATGAACTGTCCATCCATATAACACTCATCTGTACCTTTACATTTGAGTTCATCCTCTGTGAAGTATTTCCACATTATTCTTCTGTCCTTTCTACTGGTGGGTGTTTTCCATTATGCATTTTATATAGTCTATCTATTTGCATTTCTATATTATCTATTCGTGTATCTATCTGACCATCTCTCTCACTTTGTTTCTTCAGGATCTGGGGAGAAAGAATATCTTTACTAATAATATTAATACTGTTTTCAATCACTGCTTGTTTAGCCTCTTGATTATCTACTTGTTGATAGATCTTAGTAATATCATCCTTGATGTCATCTACCTGACCTACAATAGATTTAATAGTAGCTTTGAGTACACCCCATGTGGCTGCTAATCCTGCCAACACTGTTCCTAGTGTGAGGAGTTCTCTTGGTCCTAGTTCTAACATTATTTTTTATCTTCTCTTGGTATTAGGGGAACACTTTGTCTTGAATAATCTATAAGTCTATTCTGAATCATTAAGATTAGTTCTCTAGGTATCTTATTCATACCTTCAAACTTTTGTATTACATCCCCACTTAATAAAGGGGGAGTAAATATACCTCTCTCTTGATTTCGATACACTAATGCTGTATCTACAAGCTCTTGTTTATTTAAATATCCTTTCTCACTAAGGATAGCTTTTAATTTTCTATCATCTATTCTTTGTCTAATCATCTGACCTGTCTTAGGATCTTTCTTTCTATTATCAAAAAATGTAAGCTTCTTAGCTTCGTTTAATATTCCAGATAATTTTCTCTGAGCATTAAGACTTTTTCTTACATAACCATCAACTTCATTCATTATACTATCAATAGTTTCCTGCTTTGAAAGATCTTCTTTACGATCACTTAATTTTCTTAACATACTTTTCATTTCAGTATCTATACTTTTTATAGCTGAAGCTTCTGTATTAACAGTAGACTGTAGTGATTTATTAAAATCATATGTTTGCTGAGTAAGACCATAAAATCTTTTAATTCTATCTGCTACTCTAGCAGGATACCCTGACTTAGTTGCTACACCAAAGTAATCTCTTTCTCCTTGTGTTAGATCAGGAAATCCTTTTGCATCTTTTGTTTTTCCTTCCCTTGAATCTACAGCTTTTTGATAGTTCATGATATCTATTATTGTTTTAGGAACAAATCTTGGCATTAATTCATCTGCTACAACTTTACCTCTATCTTGTATTGCTTCTAAAATAGATCCTGAAGATTCAGGATATATACTTCTTCCTCTTTTAGTTCCTGTTAATAAATTTAAAAATGGTTCAATAGCTAATGACTCTGTTATTAATGGATCAAATACTTGACCTATTTTTTGAACAGTATCTTCAATTTGATTAGGATCAGTCAACTTACCAGATGCACCATATTGAAAAATAGCTTTACCAAATTTTAACATAGCATCATAAGGATTATTTCTACTGACATTATAAAAGTTTGTTTCTATATGGCCTGTCTTAGGATTATACATCATTGGTTTATTAAAAGATCTTACAGAGTTCCTATCATATATAGGAGAAGTTATATCAATAACTTTATTATCATCTTCTGTAATTCCATTCTTCTCATTACCAGATATTAAATAACCTGAACCTACTGTACCAACAGCTATAGTTCCTGCCATTCTTTCTGCACCAATTTGCATTAACTTTCTATTGCCTGTTCTTATCCCATTTAAAAAGTCTCTTGCTCCCATCATAGCTGTATTCTTACCTACCCTAAAACTTTCAACTAGGAAAGAAGGAAAAGCACCTATAATGGGAACTGCTCTAGAAGCCTTTAAAAATCTAGGAACTCTAGAATAAATAGGAAGTATATTCTTAACAACATCAGCAGCATAATCTTCTAACTCTGCTTTAGACATATTTGGAAATGCTTTACGATACTTTGCTAACTCTTGATAGTAATTAAATACTTTAAAGATATCATCCTCTGCTCTATAAATTTTAGCTAGACCATCTACAAGTTTACTAGAATACTTTAGTGCTTTGTTTGAAGAATTTAAAAGTTTATCAAAGTCTGCATCATTAAGAGAACGAGCAAAGAACTCTTGATTAACACCACTATTAACTAAACCTTTTTCTTGTAATTTTTTATACTCAAGTGGATCTATTTTAATCTTAGCCCCAGTTTTATTTACTAAACGATTTAAGTCAGGACTATATGTAAGCATCTCTTTTATACCACCTCTAAAAGGAAACATATTACCGTTAGCAGCAGACATAACTATGTTACCAGATATATTTACTAAATGAGTAGACTCAGATAAAACTGTTTGTGCGCCTGAAGCCCAAGCTTGCATACCATGCAAACCTTTTAAAAGTTTATTTGTAGGACTATTAACATCTAATCCTTCAGCTAACTTTTTCTTAAAAGATTTAGTTGTAAAGATACCTGCTAGAGGATTAGCATTTGGACCTAAAGTTCTTATATAGTTATTAGCTATGTCTTCTAATTCACCCTCAAAAGTTTGTACCTCTTTTCCTGCTTGCATAGCTATACCATCATCACCTTTAAACTTTGATCCTGTTCTAAATAACTTAGAACCATAATCACTTAAAGCTATTTCTCTAATATCCCTAAGAAATTGATGTTCAGCTATTAATCTTCCTTGTTTATCTATTGTATTAGAAACTCTAGTTACAGGGTTATCCACTTCTTTCATTAACTTTCTTATATCAGAAGGAATATATTTTCTACCAGTAATAATTTTTCCTAGATAGTGTTCTCCAACAGCCTCTCCTTCACCAGCTAAAGTTTTAAAGAAATCTTCTTCACCACTTTCAAACCTACTTATTATTCTATTAACCTGTTCATCTACACCAGCTTCATTTAATTTTTTATTTGTATTTTTAACATGATCTCTCACACCCTGTACAATTTGAAATGCTTCTGCATCATCTATGTTTTTTTCAGCATTAGTTTTTTTAATTCTTTTAAGCCATTGAGGGTTTGTAAATATTTCATAATCAGTCGTTAGATATAAACCAACTTTATTATCTATAGCAGCAGTCGTACCTTTATTACCACCTAATCCTCTTGCAGTAATTTCTTTACTGTTCTTATCTACAATAGCTCTTAGTCTAGTAACTTCATCAGCTACATTTGTAGGAAGTTTAGTAAGAGCATCATCTTGTCTTTGTCTAGCAGCAGCTAATACCTGTGCAGTATAATTATCTAAGACTTCTTCATCACTTATTTTTCGTGGCTTCTTAGGCTTCTTAGGTTTCTTACGTGGTTTAGCTCCTTCTTTAGGTGGCTTTGGAGGTTTTGGTTTTTTAGTTCTTTCCGATGGCTTTTTCTTTAGTATTTTAATTACTTCTTCTGGTGCATCCTCACCTATAGCTGGTATTCTACCTAGTGCATCATTTACTAATTCAAGATCTTCTTTAGCTATCTTATCAAGAGAAGTTCCATATTCTCTCTCTAAGACACTAATAAATTGTTTACCTTCTTGTTCAGCATATTTTGTTTCTGCTCTTAAACCATCCTCTAATTTTTCCATAGCTTTAAAAGATTGCTCATCTAAACCTTGCCTAGATGTAAACCATCGTTTAATAAATCCTGAATCTTTAGCATACTTACCACCACCAATAACTTTAATTGGTTGTTTAATAGTTGCTTTTTGTTGATAAGATCCATCAGCTTTCTCTACTACTTCTGTATCTATAAGTTTACCACTGTCATCTTTAGGTGGAGTAAGTACATCATCTTCAACTATAGCTTTATTCTTTCCCTTTAATGCTTTATATCCAAAAGCAATAGCTTTAATAGCTCCTTCAGTTAGACCACCTATTCCTACTCCTTCACCAGCTTTCTTTAATAGTTTAATAGAATCAGCATCATCAGGATTAATAGCTAAAGTTTCTAAAGCTCCTTTTGTTGAGGGAAAAGCATCTATGAGAACATTAGCTAAGTTTTGATTTTTATCTGTAACAATAATATCTGATGCTGTGAATCCAGCTACAGTAGGAATAGCACCACCTAATGTTGTTAGCTTACGTGCATTAAGAGCAGGTGCAGCTTTACCAATAACACTAGCTATTTTTAAACCTCCACCAAACAATGCACCTAATTCACCAGTTACTTCTTCAGCTTTAGTAGTAGCAGGATCAAAGGTAGTCTTGAGTGCTTCATAAGGTTTAAAGCCAGAGAGTGCATCATCTACATCACTAGCTACTTCTGCTACAGGTTCAGTGACTGCTTCAGGAAGAACCATTTCACCTAAGTCAGCAATGCCTGTACCTATACTTCTAATACCTGATTGAATAGCTCTAGTTGGAAAATTAACAATAGACTGAAAGGTAGACTCTTCCTGTTCTCTTAGGTGAGCAGGTATAAAAGAAGAACCAATACCTATGAAAGAAAGAGGAGAACTTTCAAACTCCTCCTTCATTTTAAAGTACTCTTTCTCTGCTTGAGAAGCTTGTTCTAAAGCATTATTAAATTCTTCTTTTGTAATATTATATTTTTTATTTATATACTCTTCAGTATTTTCTGGTGACAATTTGCCACTACCTAATAAGTCTTTTAAATCTTTATTTATATTTACAAAAGTCTCTGTATTATAAGACAAAGCCATTATATATAGTACCTAAGAAATTGGAGAAACTAAAGTTGGTGTTGGTTTAGGTTTTGGTATAGTAGCGTTATTCCCCGAAGGTGGTGGTGGTGGAGGGGATATATTTGTACCTTGAGTATCTTTTAAAAGTTGTTCTTTAGCATACTCTGCTGCTTCAGAAGGAGTACGTTTACTACGTCTTGCAGCATTATAATATCCATCGTATTTAGCTTCAACTTCAGCTATTTTTCTATAATCATCACCTGTTAAATTTTGACCCTTATCATTCTTACCTGTAAAAACAGCTTTACCATCAACTAATTTAAAGTCTCCTTGAAATTTTAATGCACTTCTTATAACAGAATTTCTATCATTTAAATAAGGTTGAGTAATTTTATCTCCTTTATTCATACCACTAGCTTTAAGTCTAGCTGCATCATAAGATAAACCTTTTGCCATTAGTTCTAATACTTTTAACTGTGTTGAAGTGTCTAGTTCTAATAGTTTAAGTTGAAGTTCAGAACTTTCTTTAACATTATTTAGAAGTCTTTCTGACTGTTCAGACTCTTCTTTACTTTTAGCTCCAAACTTTTGTTGCTCTAAAGCATCTATCATATTATCTAATTCATTTGCTTTAGCTTCAAGCTCTTCACCAGTTACTGCTATACCTTGTGTAAACATCATAGCAATAGTAGGCTCTTTCATCCCTGCTGCAATACCTTTTTGTATAGAAGCAAAAGGATATCTCTCACGCCTTTCTTTTATTGCTGCCTCTCTTTTATTAAAAGATGCATCACTTAAATCAGTTTGTCTTTTATTAGCATCTCCAATCATTCTTGTTACGTCAACATCACGTTTAGAAATTATATCTTTTTTTTCTTTATTACGTGAGCCAAGATCTCTTTGTAACCGTTCAAGTTCTGTAAAAAAGTTTGCTTGTCTTTGTTCACTATCAGACATAGTAGGTCTATCTTGAATTTCTTCAGTCTCTCTTATAAATCGTCCAATGTTTTCATCACTATCCATTGGAAAACCTTGTTCATCATCACCTAAACCACCACCAATTCTACGATTAATAACAGGAAGTCCTTCACCTACTTGTCCTCCTTCTTTAAAACCTCTCATACCTTGACCAGCAGCTCCAAAATTAAAAGCTTGAGTACCTCCTTTTGTACCAGCACCGTATATATTAAGACCAGTTAAACCAAGACCAAGTAATTGTTGTCCAGTACTAGGCGCACCGGGCAATCCAGTTGTTGATCCAGTTAATGCGCCTGTTTTAAAACTAGGAGCAGCCCCATAAATAGTACTACTATAATCTGCTAAAGTTTGTTTAGGAAAGTTTCTTTCTTCTAAGAACTTACCATAAGCTTCATCTAGTGCAGACTGTCCTAATTGTCTTTTTTGTTCTCCTACAGTTTGTAATGCACCTTGTTCAGCAAGACCAGCTTGAAATAATGCTGGACCTGTTCTAGCAACATTACCTGCCATTGTAGTTTCTCTAGCTTTTTGTTGTTCAAATCCTTGACGAGCATCTTGAAAAGCTTTCTGTTGTCCTTTAGCTTGTATGTCAGCAAGTAACTGTGATTGATTTCTTTGTGCTTCTGCCATCTCTATACCAGCCCTAGAACCTAATCCACTCATAGCTCCTTGTTGTACAGCTTGTGCTTCTAATCTAGGTAAAATATTACCTTCAAAGTTTCTTTGAGCTTCTCTTTTTTCTATATCAGTTACTGCTTGCTGATAAGGAGACATATATTGTTGTGCAGTATCACCTGTAAACTTTTCTGCTCCTTGTCTATATGTCTGTAAACCTTCTTGTAATAAAGGTGTAGTTGTTCCAGCAAGACCTGCTATACCAGCCATAGCTTGTTGTTCTTCGGCAGTAAGAGGAGCTATTGTTTGACCTGTATAAGGATCATACCCTCTTTCTATTTCACCTTTATAAAGATCTTGTGCTTCACCTAAAACTTCTTTAACAAAAGGAGATAATTCCTCTGGTAGTTTAGTACTAACGACATTTGTAGTTGTTTCAGGTGTTCTATCACTGACACCGAATAAGGAAGATAAAAATCCCATAACTTAAACCCTTTCTATCATTGGACGTAGTGCAGCTAAACCATTTATTTCATTAGGTTGCTTATCTGTACCAAACGCCTTCTTTCTAATATTCTTAACCATTGAATCCATGTACCTTGCTCCTTCATCTGCATTACCATTTCCTAGTGCAGACATCGTATGAGCATCTACAACATACTCATCAGGACTAACTGCTAGTGTTGCTACTTGCTGTCCTGCTTGTCGTTCTACTATAGGCATATAAACATTATCTTCCATACCATGACCTTGACCCGGAACCTTACCACTAAAACCTCCACCTGCTGCCATACCTATAAGACCACGATCTTGAGGAGTTGCTGTTGCAGGATTAAAACCTAATGCATTCATACCTAAAGCCTGTAAATTAACAGGTGCTTCTTCTTTTTCTGGAACAGGCATTCGATCAATAAAAGCTTCTGTAATCTCTGTTAATAAATCAGTCTCAGTTCCATCTTTATCTACAACTCTTTTCTTAAGAATAGCATTAAGAGAAGAAGGAGGAGCTTGTGGTGGCATCATAGGAGCCTGTTGTTGCATCATAGGAGCTTGCTGTGGAGCCATAGGAGCTTGCTGTCTAGGAGGCATACCTTGAACTACCTGTGCATCATCTCTAAGAGTTGCAGTATTCATTCTTCTTTGAAGTTCTTGTAAGTCATTAACTGCCATATCTATACCCTATCTGCTGTAACTGATTAGCAGCAAAGTTATTTGTATCACTTTGAGTGTCGAACTTATTTACGTTATTATAATTATAACCTATTTTTCCTGTTTTCGCAAATTGTTCTGGTACTTTTTGCATAGAATTATATCTCATAGGATCTAATGTAAGACCTGTGTTTTGTAATCCTAGTCTTGTACCTTTATTTATTAAGTCAAAATGCTCTGTAACTTTACTCATTAGTTTAAATCCTGCCATGTTGTTGTAGCACCAAGACTTACATAGCCTTTGTACTTACCTTCATTCAAAGAATATATTACATTACCTTTAGCTGGTCTACCTATATCAGTTATGGTAACCACTGTAAGTATAGCTGTACTAGGAGCAGCTTCTACTGCAATATCTCTACTGTCTATCTCTTCCACTAAAGCATTACCCCATCTTTGAATTGTTTCATACATATCTTTTAGTTCTTCTTTACTTGCTTCTGCTAGTTTAGTTCTGTTGTTACGATTAGAATAGAACGGTAAATTAGGATATCTTGCCATTACCTTGCACCATCACCTTGAAAAGCTAGTCGGATTGATCCCCATTCCCACTCAGCATTGTTTGATTCACAAGATACCCTAATCCTTGCTTGCCTTCCTCTCGCTCTAAAATCTATCTTAGTAGTTGTATTATCTATTGACTTAGATACTGTTGTTAAAACATTTGACTCTGGATATTGTTTAGGACTAATCTTAAGTGTAAGATTATTATTATCACTTAATTCAAAGTCAGGTATTATTCTATTCATAAACATTAACTGATTACCATCATCTATATCAAAGTCAGCAGACTCTATGAATGATACTAATGTTGCACCATCACCAGTGAAGACACCTGATGGTTCATTATCAAATAAGAAGTTACCTGTTGTTGTTGCACCTGTTGTTAATGTATTCCCAAATATTTCTCTATCTCTAAAGGTAGTAAAGAAGCTATCTCCATAGATCCAATAGTTATCTTCAGGATTAAATATAACATACTTATCACACTCAGTAGAACTATTGGATACATATAACCATACGATCTCTCTAAACTCTGAATTGATACCTGTATATACTTTATCATAGTATGTAGTATTAAGATTATCAAATACAAACTTCCTTACGGTACAATCTAGGACTTGCACCTGTCCTGTGTTAGCATAAAAGTTATCAAAGCCCATCCAGTATGTTGTACCATTGTAGTCTATTGCAGCATGTGGTCCTATGAGTCCACAGTTAGTACCTGCTTGACTAAACTTAAATATAAAGGGTGGTCCAGTAAACTGCATCAACCATAATGAGTTGTCTGTCCATATATTAATTGCATTCTTAGATCTTACTGCACCTACTATTCTTGTACCATCTGTGAGTACTACTTCACCTGCTGTATTCTCTTTTGCTGGTGACCATGTACTCTTATCATCTTGATCAGACCATCTCACTAACATAGGATTAAATGCACCACTCACTGTAGCACTTGCCTCAAACTGGTTAGCCCCTAGTGCAATCACATGCCTGTCGTTAGGAGATACAATCAATGAGTTGACACTCACAGGTGATGTTGTTACTTGTGTGGCTCTCACAGGGCTTGTAGATAGGTCTACCTCAAAGTAGTATATACCACCACCCCTACGATTGATAAGAACATCCTCACCCCAGTTGTCCATACTCCATTGTGTGATATCAAGATTAACACCTTCACCTAATGTAGCTTCTGCATTCCAAGCTCTACCACTACCAGATCCACTAGTCTGTTTATATATTAAAGCAGTCATATTAAAACCAGATGTGACATCACCACTTGCACTTGCATTAGCTGCTGCACTCACAATGACTTGTGTACCATTTACAGACACAATAGAGAACTGTGGTCCTCCTGCTGCTGGTTTAGTTAAGTTAAGGTTACCACCTACTGTAGCAGCTATACTATCAATAGATGTGTTTTGAAATACTATAAAGTCATTTGCTGCACCACCGTGAGCAGATGCACAAGATATTGTAACCAATGCATTGCTACCAGTTGCAGTTATTTTGCTAATGCCTACAGAAGTAGGAGTAGCAGCATTATAAGATCCAGCCCCATATCCAAGTCCTTGTGTTTGTACTGACGTTCCAGTTGGTAAATAATAATTTATCTTAGCTCTACCTGATGTAATTGATGTTGCAGCAGCAGTCACAGAAGCATCAAAGGTAAATACATTTGTATCTATTATAGAAGTAATAGGAAATACTTTATTGTTTAATAGTATATTACTTCCTATTGTTACTGAAGCAGAAGTAAAATATACATAGTCTCCTTTCTTAGCACCATGACTACCATCAGAACAACATACTCTTGTTGATCCTGCACTTGTACCAAAGATACTTGTTAGTTCTACTGTTGTAACCAAAGGAGTAATATCAAATATGTTACCACCATTGTACTCATAAACCTTATCAGGTGTAGCAAACAAAGCTCTTCTTATATTTTCATCATCACGCCAAGCAAGTAAAGCTCTAGCAGACCCATCAAAAGACCCACTAACAATAGGCATAACAGCCGTATCAGAAGCAGCAACTTTCTTCGTATAGCCACGCATGTTCTCTGGTTTCCCAGAACGAAACCTAACACGGTTGCCATCATACCACTTACCTTCTTCAGCATACTGGGTACTCTCTCTATTGAAGCCCTGCTTGAAGTCAAATTTTGCTAATGTAGTCATACCCTACCTTACTTGAAATCGTGTAACATTACAGCATCTATAGTCGTAGCACTTCTACAACTAAAGACTAATATACTTTGCGCTCCTGCTGATGTATCCATAACAGGTGCAGATCCTGAGACAAATTGATATGCTGAATTATAACTTAATGTACGTCCTCCTGTAGCATCTTGGATTACTCTTATACTTCCTGACTGTCCTATGTTAGCACTCGTAGGTGCTGCTAATGTTCTATTACCACCTAGAGTAACTACAAAAGTATTACCTGCATCAAAGCTAGGTACGATAGAAGCTGCATCAGTTAATGTAACTGTATTAACATTAACAGGTCCACTTACATTGACTGCACTTGTAAATGCTGCTGCTCCAGTAATGGTTACAGTACTTGTGAATGTCTTAGCTCCAGTAATTGTTTGAGAACCAGTTATTGCTACATATCTAGCATCAGCTTGTGTTGTTGTTATAGCACTAAAGCCAGCAGCATTAAGAGTATTAACAGATGTACCATTCGTAAAGAAGTATCCAACACCACCTGTAGGTACTGTTACTCCATGTGTTTGTCCTGCTACTCGTAAGACTACTGCATCACTTGCTGTTGTATTAGCTGACACTGCATTTTTAATTGCATAGGTCTTAGCTGCACCAGCAGGTAGATAGACAAAGATAGATGTATGCGCTCCACCAACTGTACCTGCAATTTCTAGAACAGCAGACCTAGACTGATCAGCACTTCCTTGATTCTCTGTTAGGGCTACACTAGATGTTGCTCCTACAGTTATTGTTGTATATGATCCTACAGCTTGATCAACAAGGCTCAGTACATTATTAAGTATCTCACCCCATGTGTTAGCATTATCACCATCACCTTGCTTGGTCAAGCGAATATTTGTTGTATATGTACTAGCCATTTAATTCACTCCCAGTATTCTTTGACTTATTTATTTTCATTCCTAAACTACCACTAAAGTAAATACAGGATAACCCTCCAGCATTTTCTACCATTACAACGTAACCACTATCATTACTAAGAAAGACTTTAAGTACATTTAGTTTATCTACTAAACCTGTAAATATTAATTGTTCTTTTTTAAATACTTTATTCATATTCTTTGTATCTGAACACGAAACAGGAACAACCGTATTCAGTATAGTTACATCTAAAGCATGTGAAGTATAAGGTATAAATATTAATCCTAAAGCTAGTAGTATTTTTTTAAACATTACTCTTCCAATTCAGGCCAATCATAAAGGATACCTGACTTATTACCATCACCATCCCACTTTAGAAACAAAGCTATAAAAGCATCCATGTCACTAGCACCATCAATAGCATTCTCCATCTCTGTAGCTTTAGTTCTGATAGCTGCTCTCCATGTTGCTATGTTGCTAGGAATAGCTTTATCTGTATCAGCTTTACGTACTACTGCCCAATCTGTCTGAGCTAGTAACGATGCTTGTTGTTCCTTTACCCTAAGTTTGTACTGACTCTTTAGACCAAGTACTAAGCTATCTCCTGAACCAGTATCATCTAGGTTTCTTGGTGTGATATTAGCTACACCATCAAGACCATTATCTATCCAGTTATAAAACCTACTATCTGGTCTAGCCTCAAGAGTCACCTCAGTGATGTTCATTGATTTCTTATGAGCATCATCCCAGATATTCCAGTTCTTAGGATGACGCACACCATTGTCATCAACCCAAGACTTTCCCGGTCTAATCTCTTTGGTTGCGTTATATAAAAACATTATATTCTCCTGTTATCTTCCTGTTATAATTCTACCATCAGTATCTATAATGGGTGTTCCCATTGCTAAATAAGTATAAGTCGCACTGCTTTCATTAAGATAATAACTAGACCCTCTAGGCTTGAAACCTCCTGTGTCTATATCAATTATAGCTGCACCATGCGTTTGTTCTGCTGTATTAGCATCAGCTTCAAGAGCTTTAGTATTGACATTATACGGCAATCTTGATGTATCATACATTGTCCACGGGCTAGTACGACTACTTGCTTTTATCATAATCCAAGATGGTTGAATAGAAACACCCAAACTGTTCAGGGTTGGAATAAAGGTTCCATCTGCATTTCCATTTCCAATATAACTTCCTACACTGATAAATTGCGAATTAGCGAAACAATAGGCTATATAAGTTTCGCTACTAGCATTTACTTGATGATTTGATCCTACTGAAAATACTGAAGATGTAGGAGTAGTATCATTCCACATCGTATTATCATCTACAGTAGCAGCAGTAGTATTTAGAACAAGATAATCTGTATTATCACCGTAATAAACAGCCCACGAATCAGTTACGCCAAGATTTTTTATAAACATAATATTTGGTGCTACGCCAAGTCCATGTCCTACTGTAGCATTTGCACCTGTACCAGTATATTTGGAGACACTTAGGCCAAGGGTGGTGTCCACGAGTGTTGCTGTTGTATTAATACTTCCATCTTCATTAGATGATCCGTTACCTGATGTGCCAATCATCCAGTTCCAAAGAACATAGCTTTCATTGTTGGTGTTTACTTCAACATCTGTACCAAGTGTAACGCCACCTCCAATAAAAGCTTTTACGGTTTGTGCATTTGTAACTTCAATATCGTTAGTGTTAGAGTGTAAATCTTTTGTTGCACCACGCACACGATCAAACAACATATGGTTATCAGTGGCATCTCTATTTTTTATCCAAGAGAAGGCACTCGTATTTGTGGTTGTGTCTGACTGCACACTTTGCTCTGATCCTGATCCTTCATACAAAGTTGTTTCAAAATATTTAGTTGTGTCAGATGCTGTGCGAGTTGTAGCTGATGCTATGTTAGCTGTAGTTAAAGGAGCGTAACCTGTTGGAGTTGTTAAAATCCAATCAGCTTCTTCTTTAAATAAAAAGTTTCTATTTGCAGTAGGATCACTATAACCAGTAACATAAAACTGATAAGACTTAGAAGTA